GCACCGGAAATCGAAAAGAGAAAAAAGAAAATGCAGGCAGCAGTCAATAAGTATACGGAGAAGTATACAAAATGACCGCCTATGAGCTTCCCACCTCACTCAACATCAGTGGGGTGGATTTTTCTATTAGAACCGATTTTCGTGCGATCATTGACATTCTCATTGCTATGAACGACCCGGAACTGGACGAGCAGGCAAAAGCAGTTGTTATGCTACAGATTCTGTTTGAGGACTGGCAGAATATACCGGCTGAGTGCTTGGACGAAGCTTGTCAGAAAGCATCGGAGTTCATCGACTGTGGACAATCTGACAATAATCCGAACCACCCTAAACCCCGTTTGATGGACTGGGAGCAAGACGGAGACATGATCGTGCCGGCTGTGAACAAAGTTGCCGGTAAAGAAATCAGAGCAGTGCCATATATGCACTGGTGGACGTTTTTTGGGTACTTCATGGAATCCGGTGAATGCCTATTCAACACAGTTGTTGGAATCCGGTCAAAAAAGGCAAAGGGCGAAAAGCTCGACAAATGGGAAAAGAAATTTTATCAGGAAAATAAGAGCATTATTAATATAAAAACACGTCTCAGCGACGAGGAGCAAGCGTATAAAGATGCGCTGAATGAGATGTTGAACCTCAAATAGTTAGGAGGTGGACACATGGCTGCTGATGGCTCAGTCATTATTGATACCAGAATGGATACAACCGGTGTCCAAAATGGCGTATCAGCTATAAAACAGTCATTTAACGGCCTTGGGAGTGCTGTAAAAAAAATCGGTCTGCTAATTGGCGGAGCGTTTGCAGTTGGCAAGTTAGTGCAGTTCGGAAAAGAGTGCGTGGAACTCGGCTCCGATCTGGCAGAAGTTCAGAACGTGGTCGATGTCACATTTACAACCATGTCTGATAAGGTTAATGAATTCGCAAAGAATGCCATGACCTCAGCCGGATTATCTGAAACAATGGCAAAAAGGTATGTTGGTACGTTCGGAGCAATGTCTAAGTCTTTCGGATTTTCAGAATCACAGGCTTACGACATGTCAACAGCTCTGACGCAGCTGACTGGTGATGTAGCGTCATTCTATAACATTAGTCAGGACTTGGCTTATATTAAGCTGAAATCAGTGTTTACGGGCGAAACGGAAACATTGAAAGATCTTGGCGTGGTAATGACCCAGTCGGCACTCGATCAGTATGCACTGGCTAATGGATATGGAAAAACCACATCCGCCATGACCGAGCAAGAGAAAGTTGCCCTCCGTCTGGCTTTTGTACAGAAACAGTTATCAGCTGCATCTGGAGACTTTATCCGTACTTCTGACAGCTGGGCGAACCAGGTGCGAGTGATGCAGTTGCAGTTGCAGTCTCTCAAGGCAACAGTCGGACAGGGACTGATTAATATTTTCACACCTGTTCTGAAAGTTATTAATATCTTACTGGGTAAACTGGCAACACTGGCGAATGCATTTAAAAGCTTTACGGAGCTTATCACTGGCAAGAAATCATCTGGCCAGACGAGCGGAAGTGGAACAGGTCTTGCCGGAACAGACGCGATCGCAGATACAGCAGATCAGTATGGACAGGCGGCAGACAATGCAGAGAAATTGGCGGATGCCAATAAAGATAATGCAATGGCCACGAAAAAAGCGAATAAAGAAACAAAAAATTATCTTTCCACTTTGGATGAAATCTCCAAGGTATCGTCTATATCTGACGGGAGCGCATCCACTCCATCTACGTCTGGAAGTACTGGCACGGGATCCAGTCTGCCAAGCACAGTTGGAAATGTGGATTATGGCAGTCTGGCAGAGGGCGAGACGGCATTGGATAAGATCAGTAAATCTGCTCAAAAGCTGGCTGATCTTCTCAAGAAACTCTGGAAGCCATTTCAAGACGCATGGAAAAAAGAGGGTAAGAATACTATTAATGCGGCCAATGTCGCTCTGTCAGGCATTGCAAAGCTCGCTAAAAGTGTAGGAAAAAGCCTTGTAGAAGTCTGGACAAATGGAACGGGCACGACAATGCTTACAACCATGCTGAGAATTGCTCAGAATGTGCTTAAAACTATTGGAAATATTGCATCTGGTTTCGCGGATGCTTGGAACAAGAACAGCGTAGGGACACAGATTATCCAGAACATTGCAGATGCCCTTGTGGTGGTCATGCAGTTCATCGAGAAAATCGCAGAAGATACAGCGACATGGGCGGCAAATTTGGACTTCTATCCACTATTGGAATCTATTAGTAATCTAACAAGTACATTTGCACCAATTCTGGAATCCATTGGAAATGTACTTGAATGGATTTACAAAAATATTGTTCTTCCGATGCTAACATGGATCATTGAAACAGGCATTCCAACAGTTATTAATCTAGTTTCAAATTTGGCTGGGTTCTTCGCAGATCATCAGTCAATTATTGAGGCATTCGGTGCGGCTTTGATTGGGGCATTTGCCGCTGCAAAAATAGCAGAATTAGCGTCGAGCATTGGTGGAAGTATCAGCACAATTATGTTGTATGGAAAAGGTCTTATAGCCTTGATGACTGGCTCGGGTGGCATCATTGGTGGAATTAAAGCTATCGCAACAGCTCTTGGAACTGGTGGAATATTTGCTGTCGCAATTGGAGCGGCTATCGCGGTCGGTGTGCTGTTATACAAAAACTGGGACAAAATCTGCGAAGCTGCAACAAAACTCAAAGATTGGGTGATCGAAAAGACCCGTGCTTTAGGCGAAACGGTAACTCGTACATTGAGTAATTTAGGCAATAAAATTTCTACAATTTGGAGCAATATGTGGTCAAATGCCCATGAAAAATGGAACGCTATGTGGTCAACAATAGGAGATTTTACTGGAAAAATCAAAGATGGAATCGTGGAAAAGTTTACATCTGCCAAAGACAAAGTTGTAGAAATCTTTGGAGGAATTAAAGATACAATCCGGGATGTTTTCAATAAGGTCATTGGCATCGTAAATGGTGCAATTGGAACCGTAAATAGTGCCATTGGTAGCATCGAATCTGCGTTTTCGTTTGGCCCTTGGAAAGTACCTACACCATTCGGCTCTAAGACGATCGGGTTCAGCGCAAGCTTTCCAAGAGTACCGACTATTCCGTATCTAGCAAAAGGCGCAGTTATTCCACCTAGAAGTGAATTTCTGGCTGTGCTTGGTGACCAGAAGAAAGGAAATAACATTGAAGCACCCGAGGGTCTTATCCGACAGATAATCCGGGATGAACTTGGAAATCAGCAAGGAAATAGGGACATTCATATCACGGCTCAGATTAACAGGAGAGTGCTGTTTGATGAATTTATCAAAGAAGCAAAAGCAAGACAGGAATACAGTGGAAAGAATCCACTTGAGTTGGCATAGGAGGTGACAGTATTGGCAAAAGAAATGATAAAAATGAACGGTACTGTCATCTGGCAGCCCGACAAAGATATGCCTTATTCATTTGCGACAACTTATTCAGAAGGAAGTAACCGAACACAATACGGTGACGGGCGGTTTACACCGCTTTTTACCGTAGAACAATATGGATACACTGCAAAGAACATTCCGGCAGGCAAAGTCACGGAAATTTTGCGGATTATTGCAAAAGGGAAAACATTCACATTACATCATTATTCGCTTTATCATGCGTCATGGCGCGACGATCCGTTTTACGTAGGAAAATCTGGAAACATAACAATTGGCGAATTATCTGAAGACGGCAAAATAGTATCCGAGCTATCTTTCAACATGACGGGGGTGAATCATCTTGATTAATGTAAGTAATGCATTTAAGAAGAAAATAGCAGAAGGGTATCCAGTCATTGAAGAGGTAGACATTACATTTCCTGATGGAACAGTCAAAACAGTCAATAAAGAGATCTTAAATTCCGGGAACGACATTGTAGATGGCGTAGACGGGTCTTCCTTTCCTATTGGACAAACTGTATGTAAATCTCTACAGCTGTCTTTGGATAATTCGCAAGAGCAGTGGAAGAATTATTACTTCTATGGTGCGAAACTCCGAGTAAAACTTAAAATGGAATTGGATGATGGTACCACTGAGACTATTAATAGAGGAATGTTTACTGTCACCACGCCGGAGGAATATGGTGAAGATGTTGAGCTAACTGCATTAGATGATATGTACAAGGCAAACAAAACATATACTACCAGTCTTGCGTTTCCTCAGGATGCTTATGTAGTGTTGCAAGACGCTTGTCAACGATGCGGTATATCATTGGGGACTGGATCTGGTGCGATGGAGCATGCCACATTTCCGATTCAGTCAGTGCCTGACGGCATGACATTCAGAGACGTTATCGGATGCATTGCGATGATAGAATCTGCCAACGCCAGAATTGACAATGGTGGGTATTTACAGCTTGTGAAATGGGATTTTTCAGGCGTAAATGTTGATAATGCCCCGACTGTAGATTCCGAAGGATTCCTTAAATTTGGCGGCGGCTCTGCTATTGATTCAAGCGGCTACATATCTCCGGTAGGAGACTGGATGATAGATTCAGATGGATTTCTGTATCTTAACGAGGGTGTTAATGCCCCACAGAGATTAAGAGACTATCTGTCGGCACCTACACTTTCAACGGATAACATTGTTATTACAGGTATACAAGTGAAAAGCGGTGATGCATCTTATCAATATGGATCAAACGAATACATTTTGCAAATAGAAAACACTCTGTTACAGGCAAATCAGTTGCCGGTTGTGGCAGAATGGATAGGTGCTTCGCTGATTGGAAAGCAATTCCGAAGCATGGAAGGGGACCTGTTATATAATCCGCTCATTGAATTCGGAGATATGGCAAGGACTTATGATCGCAAAGAAAACGTATATATTACTCCTATTACTTATGTTGCAAGTGGATTAAATGGTGCAACAACAGTAAAAACGCAGGCCGAAAGCCCTATCAGAGGTAGCAGCACGTATAATTCTGACGCCCTCAAAACGCTCATTCAGGCTAAAAAGCTTGTCGAAGTAGAGAAAAATGCAAGAGAATTGGCTGTCGGAAAGCTGGAAGAAGCCATGAAAAATGCATCAGGTCTGTATGAAACGCCTGTGCTTCAAGAAGACGGAAGTACGATAACTTATTTGCACGACAAACCGACGCTAGAAGAATCTAAGACTATCATTAAATTTACCGCGGAAGCTATCGGAGTATCGAATGACGGTGGCAAGACATATCCCTACGGTTTTATACTGACGGGTGATTTAATCACAAAAATCTTGTATGCAGAGGGCATTAATGCAGATTACATCAATACCGGAAAGCTCCTCGGAAAGTTCATTGATGCGAAAAATCTCAGGGTTTCAACAGAGGATGGCACCGTAACATTTTATATAAACGAAAAAGGACAAGTGTTTATCCAGCCGACAGCTTTTTTTCTGTCAGACAATAAAACGCTCGATGAAGCCATAGCAGATAAAACAATAGAAGAAGCTCAGAAGCTGACCACATTGAATGTGATTCTGTCAAATGAATATCAAGCAATAGTGACGGATGCGGATGGAAACTACACAACATTTCCTGAATGTAGCACAACCGTGCAGGTTATGTATGGTGTTGAAAATGTAACTAATGATGCATCGTATACCATAACCGAAGATAACGTTACTGGAACCTGGGATGAAAAGAACCATAAATATACCGTTACAGGACTATCAGCTGATACCGGACATGTGAACTTTGTTGTAAAATATAAGACATTTTCTATTACAAAACAGTTTTCAATTGCAAAACAAAAGCAAGGGAAGCAAGGAGATAAAGGAGATTCAGCTACAACTTATGTTATTGAAACGGATACAACTGTAATAATGAGAACCGCAGATGAAACTTATGTGCCGGAAACTGTACTTTTCAAAAATTATGTTGTTTCGGGAAGTAATAAAACATTGCGAAAGTCTAACATCCTTGTTCAGACAACAACAGACGGTTCTACATTCAACACTATAAAGAATATGAATGTAGATGATGGACAGTATACATTATACCTTTCTACAATTGCATCAGATGTAACGGCAATTAGGTATATCTTCAGAAGCATTAATCTGGGTAATCCTCAACTTGCAACAGTAACAATTCCAATAATCAATGACACAGAGTTGACAGAAAAACAGATTTTCAACCTTTTGACGCATAACGGCACTCGTGACCTGCTGACTTATGTTGATGGTAAGCTTTATTTGAATGGTACATACATCAAAGGAAAAACTGTAGCAGCAGACAAGCTAAATGTAGAGGACTTATATGCGGTTGCGGCATCAATTGCGCAGTGGACTATCAAAGAAAATTACATACAGTCAAAGAGTGGTAATATACGGCTTTATTCGGATGGACGGATAAAGATTGGAAATGCAGTGTTTTCACAAAGTGAAGATGGAGATACGGCTTGTAACATTAAATATGGACTGCATTTGTTCTGTAAAAATATTACAGATAGTTCGGGATTTATTGACCCAAGCGGAATGTTTGCTATATCGGGATTAACCAGTAACGCGTCAGGATCAACACTTATTTTGTACAACAATTATGTTTATAAATTAAGTTCATCATCAAAAAGATATAAGAAACACGTTAAAAACATGACCTCGGGTGAAGCTGAAAGACTTTTAGACATTCCGGTCGTGTGGTTCGAATATAACGAAGGCTATCTGGCACCGGGTGACCGTTTTGAAGGAAAACCGCTTCCAGGATTCTACGCAGAAGATGTGTATGACGCATTTCCAGAAGGTGCAATGCTCAACGAATCCGGTCAGGTAGAAGACTGGAACTACAGAACTATGGTTCCAGCAATGATGAAGCTAATCCAAGACCAGCAAGAAACTATTAACAGCCTTAATAAAAGGATAGAAAGATTAGAAAGAGGCGAGTGAATTGGAAATCAAAGGAATAGACGTCTCTGCCTGGCAGGGACAGATCGACTGGAAGACGGTAGCAGACTACGGAATGGACTTTGCTATCCTTCGGATCACAGAAGCCGGAAACGTAACGGATAAATATTTCGAAAGAAACTATACAGAATGCCAGAAATACAATATTCCAACAGGCGTATATAAATACTCGTATGCGATGACCATCACAGAGATTCAGAGCGAAGCCAGAAAAGTCGTATCCGTCCTGAATGGAAGAGAACTTCAGTATCCCGTATGGTTGGATCTGGAACATCATAAACAGAGAGTGCTTGGAGCAGAGAACATCCATAAGATGACAGAAGCATTTGAAAAGATTATTACAGCAGCGGGTTATAAGTTTGGCATCTACTGTAATGTAGACTGGTACATGAACGTGATCTGCAGTCATCTGAAGAAATACGACTTCTGGATCGCACGCTATCCGGCAAATGATGATGGATGGATTCAGGAACGTCTCCGTCCGGACTTCGGCGTCGGCTGGCAGTACAGCTCCAAGGCCAAGATTCCTGGAATCAATGGAACTGTAGACCGAAGCGTATTCTATAAAGACTATAAGGAGGTTTCGACAGTGGACAAAAATATTGAAAAGCTGATTCTTATTGCGAAAAACGAAATTGGTTATCTTGAAAAGAAATCAAACATTCAGCTTGATGATAAGACTGCAAATGCAGGTTCAAACAATTATACGAAGTACTGGCGGGATATAAAACCATCCTATCAGGGACAGCCTTGGTGTGCAGCATTCGTGAGCTGGTGTTTCATGAAAGCATTCGGTTTGGACAAGGCTAAAAAACTTTTAAAGCACTGGCCTTATGTATACTGTCCGACCATGAGTGAATTATTTACACTTAATTCGTACCCCAAAATTGGAGACATTGTTATCTTTTATCATAACGGTACATTTACTCATACAGGAGTTGTTACTGCCGTGATCGGAGACAAATTTTATACCATCGAAGGAAATACCTCCGGAGCATCCGGGATCATAGCAAATGGCGGTGGTGTCTGCGCAAAGAGCTACTATAACAGCAAGCTTCCGGGAACAAAGTTCTGTACACCAGACTATTCACTCGTCACATCTTCCACAGAGACAACTAATACAGAAGGAGGCAGCTATATGTTCACACCAGAAACCGTAAAATCAGGAGACAAAAACACATCCGTATTATTGCTTCAGGAGATTTTAAGAGCTAGAGGATTTAAGGGAAAAACCGGCAAAGTCCTGAAACTTACCCGGAAAGCAGATGCCAACACCATCTATGCCCTCAAAGCCTACCAGGAATCCAGAAAAGAGGTTCTTGCCGTAGATGGTGTATGTGGACCTGTGACTTGGAAAGACCTGATCGCGATCTGAAAAACATAGATTTAAGCCCCAGGGAATTTGTTTCCGTGGGGCTTTTAAGTTATATTGCGTCATATTCGGAATGATAAGAATATTCTGGTTAGTCACACGTTGGTCACAACTTTGAAATTCTAAAAAGCTGAAAATCCCTTGAAAATAGGGCATTTTGAGTCAATCAACTCAAATTTGCTTTTAACCATTAGTTAGTTTTTCCATTATTTAAAAGTATCGGTAAAATTGCCATTTTTCCTTGTTTTATGCGGGTTTGCAGACTTTTTATGGATTAATTCAGAATGAATAAAATCACTTTAAAAAGGAACGGTTAGTCACAGTTAGTCACAAATGGAACTTTTATTTTTTCAATCTCTGTTCGAAGTTCTTCCAACGTCCTGTGTCCGTATACCGCGTTTGTAATATCTCCACTAAAAGAGTGGCCGAGCATTCGTTTTCGGTCGTTTTCCCTGACGCCATATTTTTCACACAGTGCAGAAAAAGTGTGCCGGCAGTCGTGCGGTGTGTGTTTTGGATTTCCAGAAATTCCTAATCTTTCAAGTGTGGGATAAAACAGCTCTTTTCTGTATTTATTCTGTCCCCAAGTATATAATTCGCTGTATTTTACGTTCTTTGCAAAGTCATATATTGACGGATGAATCGGCACAATTCTGCTCTTTCCGGCCTTTGTCTTTGACCCACCTTTGAAGTATTTCTGATCGAGATTAATTTCCAGTTTTGGAAACTCTCCAATTCGCCATCCACTGTAGCATAGGATTAAGATTGACTGAACATCTGGATCAGAAGAGTGTTCCCACAAAATTGACAATTCTTCGTCAGTGAACGAGGTTCCGTGTTCATCATCCTCGGGGACGTTGATCTTGACATACTGAGCTTTGTTCTCTGTTACGATTTCAGCATAAACAGCATACTTGTACATTTGCTTGAACAATATTAAGATGTTCTCCAGACTGGCTCTTTTAAGCTGACATTCATCGATCACCGCCTGCATGTCTGGGGCTTTTATGTCTTCAAATACTCGGTCGTGCAAAGCTGCCGAATTCCTGAATCCTCCCGCGTAGGTTCCCTTTGAACTCTCCGAGTAGGCCGCTCCTTCAGGAAACTTCCATTTCATAAACTGCTCATATACCTCTTTAAACGTCAACTTCTTAATCTCTGGATGTTTGTCCTCTACTCCTTTTATCGTGCCGTAATCAGCCAATATACGGTTCACAAGGGCATCTGTGTCGGTGGTGAGTGATACGGATAAATCCTTTTCCATACCTGGCTTGTACGTCCCGGCTTTGTATGCTGTCAGGACGGCGAACCCCTTCAGATAATCGTCAACGTAGCAGATCGCAGGTGGGCGGATCGCTTTTCCTGTTGCGTCGATCGTTGCCGGCGGGTGCACTGCGAAGCAGTTTCTCCGGTTCTTGCCAAGATACCGGATAGAGCCGAAATTATTCGGCAATTTTGGATATTTTTTTCGCTTCTTCGCCATTTTTATTCCTCTTTTCTTTATGTAGCTGTTTTAGGTATAAAAATAACAGCCGAACAAATTTTCTGTCTTGTTCGACCGCTCCGAAGATGATACAATATGTTTTGCCAGAATATAGCATCTCTTCAGAGATGTATAAACGCCGTCTCGGTACGCCAATACCGGGGCGGTTTTTTTATTTAGCTTTCAGCGTTTTGTACGAGTCTTTCGAGTTCGTCTCTATCCCAGAGAAGTACTTGGTCTTTTTCTGCCAGTTGTTTCGCAGAACGGGTAAAATACCTATTGGTCAGAACTGCTGCAACGTGGCAATGATAGAACGTCTTTCCGGCAAACGCCTCCTGCACTGCTTTGTTCCCAATATTATTCGAATAACATTTGCACTGTATCCCATATCGGATTCCGGCCTTCTCTGCCAGTATATCAATCCCCTGATCGCCACTTTCTTGTGTGACTTCTACATTATAAAAGCCATCATTACGAAGCAGATCAGCGCAATAGTATTCGAAGTCGTGTCCCTCCATTGTATCATATACTGGGAGTTGTGGAATTTCCGGCTCTGGTTCGGAAACCAATTCCGGGAATATCTCAGGTGTAAGTATAATCGGTTTTTCTTGACAGCTATGCTGTTCCTCTTGAGAGTGATAATTATATTCTGGAATAACAGGGTCAACTAAACCATCGTTATCAGTTCCGTTAATATGTATGATTTCACTTAAAGTGGCAATTATTTTTGACAGCATTGCCGATAATGCAGCAATAATCAATGCTACGGGAATGAACATGATGATTCCTGCAAAGATTCCCGAGCCTACTTCGACAGGGCCTTGGGCGTTTCCACTTCTTAATCCAGAAACAGTGATGCACGTCATAAACAAAAACCACAAGGCTGTAAAGAATGCTGCGAGTTTATGTTTTTTGTAAAAATTAAATACGTGTTTCATATAGTCCTCTTAAAGTTTTACTTCGAATACCCGCCCGCATTTCTTGCATCTGAATGTTTGTTTGCCCTTTGGCTTTGCGTTGACAAGAGTAAAAGGATGCAGCGGATTTAAGTTAAGGGTTGTTTTCTGGTTGCCCGACAGATATTCAACGTCAGTACTGCCGCATCCAAAACGTGGGCATTTGATTTTCTTAGCCATATTGTTATTCCTCCGTTTGATTATTCTTGCGTATCTTCGCTGTACATGGTGAAAGAATCATTGAGACTTTCCCAGTCAGCCTTATTTTCTGCATAAGTTGATACAGTCTCTTCACCGGTTGAGGAGTCTTTGACTGTGACCTTATAATCAACATCTTTTTCAGCCACCCCATTCACCTGCTGATACACCGGAGCTGTAAACAGTGCGATGTATCCAATGAAGAGTTCAGATTGTGCTATATTAGTAGTAGCAAGATCAATTTCGAACTCAGTCATATCATTATTGTATGTGATGTCCTCAACGTTTGGATAATTAGTATCGTCATCCAGGATATCTTTGATATAATCATCAAAGTTGGATTTTACGGCCTTTTTCCATTCTTTTTGCTGCTTCTTTGTGAGAGTGTAGGTGATGGAGCCATCCTCGTTTACAACAGCTTCCTTTGCTTCTGGTACTGATGAAGTATCATCATCTTCTTCGAACCCGTAGCTTGGGACAGTAACGGTAACGTCCTTCCCGCCTGCCAGAGCCGGAACGGAAGAAGTCAAAGTAAATGTAGCAGTCAGGAGCATTGCGGCAACCTTTTTCTTATTCATAGAATCGTTCCTCCTAATAGCTTTATTCGCCACACTTCGCACTTTTCATGCGGATTATGTATTTTGCACCGCTGATTTTGCAACATTATGTAAAGTACGGTTATTCGTGGTATTTTTATTTTATCATTTTAAGAACATATTGTAAAGATTTAGAACGAAATAGAGTGATTTAGATGAATAAGAAATGCTTTTTCTATAAAATAGCGAGAGTTTATGTGTATCATTGGCAGTTGCCAAGAATCGGAATTGATGGTATAATAGCAAAACGAACTAATGTTCGGTTCTATTTCCCACGGACCGGGCATATATTGTAGCGTAGGCGATAGTTGTGACAGGGAGGGCTGTTATGGATTATAAGAAAGAAATTATTGAAATGATAGAGAATACTGAAAATGAGGGCAAGTTAAAATTTGTCTATACGATTCTTATCAAATATCTAAAATCAAAGAAGCAAGGGGATTAACCCTTGCTCCTTTTGTTTAGCGATGAAACTATTTGTTTTATTGCTTTCTTATCTTCTTTATCGAGTGCTTTGTATTCCTCGATAAAGTCTAAGATGTCAGGTTCTGACATAAGATTTCCAATTATGGTTGCATAATCGTCATCGCTTTTAGAACCCATGAGGTATGTCGGCGTTACTTCCAGAACGCCACATAGAAGCTCGATAGTGTCCATATCTGGCCTGCACTTATCTTTTTCCCAGTCACTAATTGAATTATGTTTTGCATTGATTTTTTCTGCAAGTTGCTTCTGGGTCAGCTTCTTTGCCGTTCTGGCTTGCTTGATTTTCTCACCAAATGTCATTATCGGTTCCTCCCTTCATAACTAATAATAATATAGAAATTTCGAACTGTCAATAAAATAATTTCGATTTTCTCGAAATTTATTCTTGACATTCGGATATTTCGAAGTTATACTATAATTGTTCGATAGGAACGAAATTCAAGTAGAAAGGAGAGGTGGAAATGTGCGTTGGTAAAAAGATTAAGTTATACCTTGAAAACAACGGCATAACGCAGACATTTGTCGCCAACAAAACTGGCATTCCTGTTCAGAAGCTCAATCTTTCTCTCAATGGGAATCGCAGATTAGATTTCGATGAATACGAATTAATTTGCGGGGCGTTATCTGTTGGGACTGACAAGTTTCTTGAGCCGAAGATTCCAGAACGGAAGGAGTAAATAATTGAAACGTAAAGTATATGTCATGGATTGTGGCGATTTTGTAAAAATCGGTGTCTCTGGAAATGTTGAACAGAGAGCAACACAGATTCCATACAAGGTAAACCAAATCTATTCAACAGATGAGATGGAAGATGCTTTTAAATTAGAACGCAAAATGCACATGTTATTTGATAGAGATAGGGTTTCAGAAGCACAGGGAAGAGAGTATTTTGATATCTCTTTTGACATTGCCGTATCTGAACTAAAGAAAAGAGCAGATGAGCAAAAAAAAGTAGAACCTGTAAAGTCAATACCTAGAAAGCTGCTTACTATCAGTGAAAAGCAGAAAGCCATACTCAAATTGATTCCGCTGCTTAAATATGTTGATGATTTTGACCTCGGATACATACTTGGCGTAGCAGAGGAGAAAAGTAAAGCAAAAAGCATGGAAGAATCTGAATATGATTCCCTGCAAGATGGTATCTCCGCTCTGTTATCCCTCAATGAAGATGATTTGCGGATGACTTTGGGTTATGCAATCGCACTGAGGGATAAGAGCAAAGCAAGGAGGTGAGCAGGTTGAAAAAAGTAGACTGGTCGATAGTAGCAATCGTACTCAGCATACTTTCCATTTTAATAAATCTTTGTTTTAGTGGACGAGATTTATTAAGAAATTTACGTTGGATATTATCTTGTCTAGGTTGGTAAGTATTGAAACAATGACGGATATTACAGAAATAATTGTTGCAACATTAGCTTTCTTCTTAGCTTTAATCGAATCAGCAACAGCAGAATCAGCTATTTGTTTTGCACTGTTAGCAATATCTTTTAATGTTTCGTATTTTTCCTCATCTGCCATCTGCTTATATACGCTATACGGCAATGGCGGATTGGTTGCCATCATTGGCATTTTGAAATCCATTTTAATCACCTCCCGTCTACTGGGAGTATATCACAAGAAAGGAGTAAATGTATGAGTAGATCACTTGAAAAAAGGATTCGTTCATTGGAAAGAAGAGCTGCCAGTCTTGAATCGCAACTTCAAGACCAGCAACAAATTATTTCTTCTCAGCGTCCGAACGTCCGCCCTGAATCACTCTTAGATCAGGCGGCTCATGATGCTCAGTCAGGTGTTCGTACTCCAGTATTCCGAATGAATCTAGGTAATCGAACATTATTTGAACAGAAGACTGAATAGATGTATTTACGGCGTTTCTGATGATTTGAAATTGTTCTTTTGATACGCAAGGCTCACTTTCTGACAGACCTTGTAGCAGACTCTGAACAATATTAATGGAATTTTCAGACAGGATTCTTTTCAACATCAGAGTTAATAACCGACATAAATTCATCGTAAGTCATTTTTAACACCTCCTTTCATAGGAGAGTATAGCACGAATTAACAAGGAGGGGAACATGAGCGAAGTTGATACTTACATCAAAGAAAATGCAGAAGTTCATCAATTTGCTGAAGAGGTTGCGAGAATCATATCGGGCATTCCACAGATGCCAGAGTTCTCATCAGAGAGTATGAGCGTATCTGATGCAAGCCAATTGATCGGACTTCCTATTACAGCAATCCGGGCAGGGATTGTATACGGATGGTTGCCGATCGGTGTGGCTGTACAGAATAATAAGCCGGCGAAAAGCCTTTCCGGTGGACGAATCACATACATCATAAGCCCTAGGAAAGTCTACGAAGTGACCGGACATGTCTGGAAAGGCAAGGCTGCTCTTAATAAGTGAGTGCCCCGGAGGGAGCTGGAACCTCCACCCCGGAGCTTTGTACCCACTAAAGCACCTTAGTGGATAGATACATTATAGTTCTCTATCTGCTAATTGTAAAGACAAATAAGAAAAAATAAGGAGAAATTAGCTAGATATGAGTGAAATTAGAAACGAAAATCAGCCAACATGGGCTGACATCGAAGTAGCACTTGCGACTGAAATTGTCGAAGAAAGTAAGAAGAAATCAAGAAAATGGTTCACGGCATGGATTGTAACAGCCGCCGCACTGGTGGCAAGCAACCTTGCGTGGATTCTGGGAGAAATGAAATAAAATGAAAGAGTATATGCTAATTGCTGTTTGTATGCTTGCCGGGAAATATGTGGATATACCTATCTGGCTGAACATCTTTTTCGGTATCTCGGCAGCATGGGCGGTACGCCAGATGAAATCAGACTGGTAGAAAATAAGGAGGATAAGAAAATGTTCGAGAAAGAGATTGATGAAATTTACGAACTTTGTAAAAGAGTTGTGAGCGAAGTTCCAACAGCAAGTGTCGCATTCTACTATTCAACTTATGACATACGCGTATGTGGACTCAAAAGAAAAAAAGATATTTACCTTCCTGAATACAAATTTAAATGGGACTTATATCAGGACGTATCTTTTAATCCATTTTACAAGAAAGAAAACCGTGAAAAGCTTAATGAAATTAAAGCTTTCTTGCTAGAACTTCTGATAGATGGGAAGTGTCCAAATGAGTAAACAGATAGCGATTATGAAACTTCTTCCCAGTCTGGAGATAGCAGGATGTATCAATGAACTGCTCAGAGAACTTCAATCCAGAGGTGATTATATTCTGGATTATGAGAACTGTGACATGTCTCTGGATCATGTGGAGTATCACAAAGCTGAAGATATTGACGGAGAGAAGTTCGGGGATGCTTCAGACAATCTGTATTGCTTTTTCAAGACGGTATGAACATGGACGAGAGGATTAATGAAGTTCTGAGATTGATTGATATACAGCTTGCCACAGTCCCGGATAACCCTATTGAAGAATCATACAAGGCAAGAACATTGGCGAGTTACGTACAAGTCTTAAATGGGCTTTTAACGGCTCAGAAATCATATAATGAGGAAAGTATCAGTGAGTGAATTTGAAATCCGTATTCCGGCAAGAAAGAAACAACTGGTAACCGGAAAAGACAATCAGGTTGTAAAGGTTTCATCAGACGCATACAACGCACTGGTCGAAATCTATAACGAATCAACCTTATCAATGAAAGATATTGCAAGTTTGCTGATTATTGAGGGCAGTAAACATGTGGTTTATGACAAGGAGGAATAGAAGTGAATATATATGAGAAGTTAGGGATTATTCAGTCAAAACTGAAAGCCCCTAAAGGGCAGTACAATTCCTTCGGGAAATACAAATACAGGAGCTGTGAAGATATTCTGGAAGCTGTAAAGCCACTTCTGGCAGAAACAAAGACTGTGTTAAGCGTCACAGATCGGATGGAAGTTGTCGGGGATAGAATATACGTCAGAGCAGAAACTCATCTGAACGACTGCGAAGATACCGGCGAGATTACAACTGTTGCTTATGCAAGAGAAGAAGAGTCTAAGAAAGGCATGGATTCTTCACAGGTGACAGGTGCAGCTTCATCTTATGCCAGAAAATATGCTTTAAATGGGCTGTTCTGTATTGATGATAACAAAGACAGTGATTCTACTAATACAGGAGAGAAAGAAAAAACGTCCGGCAGGAAAGTGGAATCGGCAAAAGAAACCGAGATGATTAGTTCTGAGACTACTATGTCAATTAAAAATATCATTGATAAGTACCCGGAAGCTAAACTTTTGGAACAGATTAAAACTCGTTTTAAAGTAAACGATATTAAGTCTCTTACCAGAGAAAAAGGTCAGAAATGCCTGAAGATGTTAATTGACTATGACAAGCAGCATACAAAAAAGGAGTAACAGCATGAATAAAGTAATTCTTACAGGAAGATTTACACGTGATCCAGAAATCAAGTACACCAATGATGGAACATCTATTGCAAGGTTTTCTATTGCGGCAAACAGAAGATTCGTGAAAGAGGGTTCCGATCAAAAAGCAGATTTCTTGAATTGCATCGCTTTCGGAAGGTCGGCAGAATTTATCGAGAAATATTTTTCTAAAGGAATGAAAGCGGATTTATCCGGGAGAATCCAGACCGGCAGTTACACTAATCGTGATGGACAGAAGGTGCACACAACAGACATTGTTGTGGAAGAAATTGAGTTTGGCGAAAGCAAAGGTTCTAATCAGAGTCAGCAGAAGTCAGAGACACCGCATCCAGAAACAGACCCAGACGGATTTATGAGTATTCCAGATGGAATTGACGAGGAGATGCCGTTCGCATGATACAAATTGACAGTAGGGAGCATCAGAAAGTTATTGATGGCATTAAGAAAGCATTTGATGTAGCAGGAGAAAAATGGTTCGTGTCAAAGCTCTATGTCGGGGATTATATGAACTATGACAAACCAAGGTTAGTTGTTGATCGAAAGCAAAATCTCTCTGAATTATGTGGAAATGTGTGTCAACAACATGAAAGATTCCGTGCTGAGATTATCCGGGCAAACGAATCAGGAATAAAACTTGTGTTCCTGTGTGAACACGGAAAAGGAATCGAAAAACTGGATGATGTTCTCTGGTGGGAGAATCCCCGGGCAAAGAAAAGAGTTAAAAAGAATGGCATCTGGGTAGAGCAGGAACAGAAAGTTATGCATGGAGATGTCTTGTATAAGATTCTTTGTACGATGCAACGCAAGTATGGTGTTGAATTTCTGTTTTGCGACAAAAAAGACACCGGTAAAAGAATTTTGGAGATTCTGTCAAATGGATAAAGAAACAATTAAGCAGCAGAATAGCATGAGGGACGTTCTGAGCAGATATGGCATGGTTCCGAACAGAGCAGGATTTGTTCAGTGTCCATTTCACGCCGGAGATCGCACCGCATCCATGAAAATCTATAAAGACAGCTATTATTGTTTTGGGTGTGGTGCGACAGGTGACATATTTGCATTTGTTCAGAACATGGATAATTGCGATTTTAAGACAGCTTTTACCATACTTGGGGGAACTTACCAGAAACCAGATTTCTCTTCCAGAATGGCAATATATCACCATCAGAAACAGATGGAAATGCGACAGAAGGAAGAACAGAAGAAAAAGGCCGAACTGCAAGAATGCTTGTCTGATATAGATTTCTACCGGGCTATCCTTGACAGGGTGAAACCATTGTCTGACGGATGGTGCGAAGCGTGGAACAGGTTGCAACTTGCACTATATCATCATGGATTCATAACGGGACTGGAAGAAGGTGATTAAAAGTGGAAATGATAAACAAGCTCACGAAGGATTCTATTCTGGATGAAGAAGTGTTTGACGAGATATTTAGTCAGGAAGACGAGATATACAAGGCGCGTCTTACGCTGACTCTTCTGGACAGAGCCAAGGAGCTTGGCGTAAAGAAAAAATTCGAAGATTTGCTTAAAGCCTACACGAAAGTACAGAAACAGATGATTGAGAAAGAGAAAAACAATAGGACGTTATCTATGCTGGACCAGTGGACTAATTTCTCTGATTGTGAATATGATCGAATGAAATGCCTTAACTGGATAGCAGACGATGATGGAATTAGAATTTCAAACACAAATCCGGGGTCGCCGGATATCATAGCCTGTTATCATCCCATTCTTCCGATTGAGCGAATGAAGAATCTGGAGACCGGAGAAGAACAGATAAAGCTAATCTACAAGAGAAATAATAAATGGTCTGAGGTTATTGTACCGAAAACCATGGTTGCATCATCTACTAAAATCGTCGGCTTATCTGCACTTGGGATTTCAGTAACATCTGAGAATGCGAAATTTCTTGTACGGTATCTGTCGGATGTCGAGAATGCAAATGATGATTACATTAATATTCAGTATTCCTCCAGCAAAATCGGATGGATTAGGGATTATTTTCTTCCATATGACAAGGATATTGTGTTCGATGGAGATATGAGGTTCCGACAGCTGTATGAAAGTATCAGCGTAGGTGGCGGCAGAACGGAATGGTATGAGCACGTGAAGAAGGTTCGTGCTACTGGAAGAATAGAGCCTAAAATCATGCTAGCTGCAAGCTTCGCCAGTATTCTGATCAAACTGGTCGGTGCCCTTCCATTTTTTGTAGACCTCTGGGGAGAAACTGAGGGTGGTAAGACCGTAACACTTATGTTGGGGGCTTCCGTCTGGGCAAATCCGGGCGAATCTAGGTACATAGGAGACTTCAAGACAACAGATGTGGCTCTGGAAGCAAAATCTGACATGCTTAACAATCTTCCACTAATTCTGGATGATACTTCCAAGGTATCTGCCAAGATTAGGGATAACTTTGAGGGCATCGTGTACGACTTGTGCTCCGGCAAAGGAAAGAGTCGTTCTAACAAAGAGCTGGGCGTGAACCGGGAGAACCGCTGGCAGAACTGCATCCTGACCAATGGTGAGCGTCCACTTGCAGGATATGTCAGCCAAGGTGGAGCAATTAACCGAATTATTGAGGTTGAGTGTTCAGAAAAGATATTTGATGATCCGCAACTTACCGCAGATACCCTTAAAAAGAACTACGGATATGCAGGAATCGACTTTGTGAACGCAGTCAAGGAAATGTCCATTGACGATATAAAAGCCCTGCAAAAGCACTATCAGGGGCTTATACAGGACGATGACAAGATGCAAAAACAGAGTATATCTATGAGCATCATTCTGACAGCAGATAAGATTGCAACAGATCAGCTATTCCATGATGACCAGTACATTGACATTGAGACAGCAAAGAGTCTCCTGACGGAGAAAGAAATGGTGTCTGAAAATGAACGTGCTTACTGGTTCGTGGTTGACAAGATTGCCATGAACGGAATCAAATTCGATGATAACCCGGATATAAAAACAGAAAGATGGGGAATTATTGACAATGATCCGGTAGAGAAAACATCAACCGCAATAATCTATAGCGCAGCGTTTGATGATTTGTGCAAAATTGGAAGGTTCTCCAGAAAAGCATTCTTGTCATGGGCTGTTAAGAAAGGGCTTGTGGAAACCGACAGCAGAGGTTATCCGACCAAAGCGAAGAAACTGGACGGAATTGTCACCAAATGTGTGTTCTTGAAAATTGTAGACGAAATTCCAAAAGGATTCGTGAATTGTAATGATAATTTTGAGATTACAGATGATATTGTGTTTGAATGATAAACAATTCGTTCAAAAGGTAACCGGGTAACCTAGGTAACCTTTGATTCTGCATATATATATACGAGTATTTATATGTGCATATTGAGTATAAAAGTTTCCCTATATGAGAAAGTCAGGGTTACTCGGTTACTCGGTTACCTGCCTGTAAAATCAATGGTTTACACGAATTAGTACGGTTACATCTCGGTTACTGTGGGTTACTTTATATTATACACCTATTATTTATATAATATAAATAATTTTTAAAAATTAATATAGCGTATACAGTGTACAGTATATTGTATACAAAAAGGATGTGAGGAATTGAAAGTAGAAGCCAAGGATATTCCAATTATACAAAGGTTTATGACAGAATTCTGGAAAGTTATAAAGGAATTCTATCAGGTGGAACTTACGGACGAGTATTCTAAACAGGCTTGTGACAAATGTATGGATCTAGGAGAGTTGGCAGGAACATGTCCTGATCAAAATGATAAAAGGTTTATGTTGGACTGCATAAATGCTTATTATAAACTTCTTGATTCTAAACAGAAAGGACTGAGAAAGAATGTACAACACGAAGAATAGATACGAACAGGGACAGGCACTCAGAAAAGAAATATATATGTATATCGTCAGTTATATCAAACTGGTTGGATACGCACCGTCGATTACGGAAATTTCTGAAAGGGTGGATGCCGGGAGAGCTACGGTCTGGAGGCATATCAATAATCTGGTTGATGATGGTTTGCTCAAGACAAATCACCCCAGTACCGACAGAGCATATACTCCAGTTGGGTACGGAATAAGAAAGATAAGTAAGGAGACAAGATGAAACTTTATGACATTGTTACAGCAGATGGTACATTCGTCGACAGTATGAGCAGAATAGAGATTTTGGAACGGTTCGGAATTTCTAAGGGAGTCTTTCAAAGATATCTGGATAATGGCGATCTGTTAGAAGGGAAATATCAGATAAATGATTATGACTGTGACATAAAAGTAAGGAAATGTAAGGACAGGGAATTATTCTTACAGTTTGACATTCTGACTCAGAAGATAAGGAGAGCTGTTGGATGGGAAAGTTAAAAATCAAGCAGAAAAAGAAAGCATTCATTCCGTATACGAATCAGCAGGCTCATATGTTTGCACGGTCTATCCAGAACTGTCAGAAAGAGTTAAAAGAGATGGAGTTGAAAGCCTTTGATGATGGGTTCGAGGATGGAAAGAACTGGTCTGACGTGCTGAATTTTGTGATTTTGTTTTATGTAATGCATGAATTGCATGGATGGGGATGGAAACGTTACATGAAGTCCGTAAAAAGAATTAATAACTACATCAATGATATTAATTCTGGGAAAACATCATTGTCTGAAATGGTTGATAATCTGGAAAAGAAGCACCATATTCGGATTTGTGATGATTATAAGGAGTTAATTAAGAGATATGGAGCGTAATTTAATTATAGATTGCTTTGCCGGTGGCGGAGGGGCGTCTGTAGGAATCGAAATGGCACTCGGCAGATCAGTAGACATAGCAATCAACCATGACCCCGACGCTATCCTGATGCACAAGACGAATCACCCTGGAACACTGCATCTGACAGAGGATATTTTCAAAGTAGATTTGCAGAAATACGTCGGAAATCAGCACGTAGCGTTGATGTGGGCTTCCCCGGACTGTACAAGCCATTCAAAAGCGAAAGGCGGTCAGCCGAGGAAACAGGGGCTTCGCATTCTTCCATGGGCTGTATATAAACACGCAAAGGCAATTCTTCCAGATGTAATCATCATGGAGAACGTGGAAGAAATACAACAATGGGGGCCATTAGACGAGAAAGGACATCCGATCAAGGAAAGAGCCGGTGAAGATTATCGAAAATTCATTTCAGCAATGGAAAATATCGGTTATGAATTTGACAGCCGGGAACTGGTAGCTGCGGATTATGGAGCACCGACTACAAGGAAACGTTGGTATGCAGTGTTTCGCAGAGACGAAAAACAGATAGTATGGCCAAATCCTACGCATAATCGTTTCGGAATAGACGGTCTGAAACGATATGAACAATGCGGAGACTACATTGATTGGTCAGACTTAGGCAAAAGCATCTTTGACCGTCCAAAACCATTGGCAGAAGCGACACAGAAGCGCATTGCAAATGGAATCAAAAAATATATCGTTGATAATCCAGATCCTTACATTGTGCAGAGCAAAGATGCACTGGCATTCATAATTCAATATCACGGAGAAACCAGACGAGGAGATTCCAGAGGGCAATTACTGACTGAGCCGATTAAGACTATTGATACATCAAATAGATATGGTCTCGTGACAGCTTTTATCACGAAATATTACAATACTGGAATCGGCCAGGGATGTGATGAGCCGTTGCATACGATAACCACATCACCCGGTCACTTCGGCGTGATATCCGCTTTTCTAGTTAAATATTATGGGACAGGATGCGGACAAGGTTGTTGAGCAGTTGGAAGCAAGAAAGACAAGAGCTGCTGCATTACAGAAAGAAAATATATCAGAGTATTTCGAGGGTGAAACTGATGCGTTTGAATTTGCAATCAAAATCGTGAAGGAGGGCATGGTTGAATGAGAGAAATTCTTTTTAAGGCAAAGCGGATTGATAATGGTGAATGGGTTGATGGAAATTATGTGAAAAAATATGACCCTTCAGGTAAAAGACATTTAATCTTGTATGTAGACAATTATGTAAGATGGAGATGTATGGAAATTGATTCAAAAACTCTCTGCCAGTTCACGGGAATTTGCGACAAGAACGGGAAGAGAGTCTGGGAGAGTGATGTTGTTTGGCTTGTTTATAATGGGGAAGAACATATTTATCAGATAGTTTGGGATAACTCTGAATTAGATTTTAAAGCGACCAATGGCGAAGAAAATTACGGATCGAATTTTGAATATTTACTATGTTGTGATGAAATTGAAGTTATTGGAAACATTTTTGACAATCCAGAACTATTACAGGAGGAATACAAATGAGTAGTGCAAGCGTAAGATTCGGAACAAAAGCATATGTGTGTTCGAGATACTTTCTTAGACCGGGAAAGTGTTTCAAATACATCGACCAGTGCGGCGAGGATGTCACAGAACACGTCTATGAGGTCATGGCATTATATCCGTACTGTGTCCTGTTAAGAGATACTAGAAACGGGGTCAGGACTTGTCCGGGGTATAATACTTTGAGCCTGATGCTGAGAGGAAGTGAAACGAATGAGTAAATCAGCGTTAGTGATAGATACACCAGAGAATTGCTATGATTGCCCGTTCGGAACTGGATACTGTAGCGATCTTGAATATGAGGGTTTGTGTGAATTAGCTGACTGTTAGATTATGATGTAATTCTGATGACAGAAGAACATTATGATTGTGAAAGCAAATCAAGACCTGATTGGTGTCCACTTATGGACTTGCCAGAAAAAGATAATGGAGACTATCCGGCTAATACATCTGATGCTGGCTTTGCAGAGGGATGGAATCAGTGCATTGATGAGATTACAGGAGGAGTGGATTCTGATGATTAATTTAACTGGAAAAAGCGTATTTGTAAAGGCACAGGAAGAATATTTGAGTGTTCTGAAAATAGCAAGGCTTCAGGGATTCATATGGGCGAGAGAAAACCATTTAAATCCTATCGAAATTCCATTTCCAAACATATTGAATTTTTGCGACAGCAAGATCGCTACTTACAGCTGTGTTGAAAAGACATTGTATGAAGCATCCGAAATCGTTGAAGATGAAGAAAAAATCAAGGATGCAGTGAATCTTGTCAGAACATTCGCTAAAAACCCAGACAGAACAGCATTGACGGACTCATTTATTAAGTCCTTGAAGCTACTTGCAGATACTGTAGAAAGTCAGATGGAAGAGGTGAAGTAGATGAGTAAGAAAGTAAAGTGTTGCGAATGTGATTCTTTTATGGGCTGGGCTTTGCCAGTAGGAGTAAATAAAAACAATTACGAATATGCGAAAAGAGTTTTGAAGTTAGCATCTACTACAGGAGTATGTGAATACACCATGAAAACAAAGACAAGATCGCATGAACAGTATTGCAGAAAATTTAAAAAAGACAAGTTTTTAGAACGACATAACGATTTTTTTAAAGACGAAATTTTAAAACTTGAAAACATGATCAAGGAATATGAAAAAGAAAATTTTGTGGAAGTAGACGAATCGTGGAAAGTTCATTTTATGAGAAGATTTCAAGAGGTGAAGTAGATGGAGAGATTAACACTTGACGAAGCTATTAAATACATAAAAGAAGTTGTTTGTAAGAACAGAAAAAATAAAGAAAAGAATACTATTGTTATTCCTAACAACTTTATAAGTAGTGCTGATTGTGCTGAAAAATACGAACAAGTTGCAAAATGGCTGAAAGAACTGAAATCTTATAAAGAAGCAGAAGAACAGGGCTTGCTTGTGAGATTGCCGTGTAAGGTCGGAGATATGGTGTGGGATAACGATTTTGGATATCCGGAATCGTATGAAATAAAAGCATTTTCATATGGATATTGTGACAGCTATGTAGAACCAGGTATAGGAATAGAAGATGAAATTATATTTTATTACGAAAACTATACCCATTCAATATCAATAACAGGAGCTTTTCCAATGAGTGAAATTGGTAAAACCGTATTCCTTACCCGTGAAGAAGCTGAGAAGAAGTTGGAGGAGATGAAGAAATGAATAACAAACCTACACCAGACATAACGCCAAACCTTGCTATATCAGCATACCACGTACTACAGCAATATTGTACTGGACAGCCAGCGGATTGCAGAGGTTGTGGATTCTACGAACACTGTCCAGAATGTTTTCAAGGCATACCATGTGACTGGAACTTAAATGAAGAAGGTGAAATAAATGAAGCTGAGAAAGGCAACGCTGATTGACTACGGAGTGCCGCCGGATGATATACCTATGCTACAAAGCCATTTACGGAATCTTAGCGAAAGCGATAAATACAATCTGTTACAGGTATCTATCAAATATGCGCCCGGCATTGAATCACAAATCTATGACAGTATCGTGAACGGAATCGGCTATCGGACAATGGAGAAGATCAGAACGGTTCCTGCAACAGAGAATGACTTCTACGGATACAAACGCAAGGTCATGGCGGAATATTATCATTTAGCCAAGCTGATTGGCAGACTTTAAAAAAAACTTAAAAATTTATAAAAGTGGTAGAGAGCTAAATCTCCCCAGTGTGGTATTATATTTGTATATAACTGCTATACTGGGGATTTTTTTTGAATCGAGGTGATAATATGGCGAACTTAAAAGCAGTTACAAGAAAACTTCAAAAAGCTATATTATCCACCGGATTAATTATAAAAATCGGAACATCACAATTCTACAGCCATGAGCAGGAACGATTGATAACAGTAACAATTATATCAACACCTACACTTCACCTCACAAAAAGAGGAGAATGGAAAGATTGTGATTATGAAATATTACGAACTGCATCTCAGTATGATGTGGTCATGTGCCTAAAAGAAATATGGGAGGCGGTCAGAAAATGAGGATAGACAGAGGTGATTAGATGGACTTAACGCCTAAACAGAAAGCGTTTGCAGATGAATATATAAAGAATGGCGGAAATGCATCTGATGCCGCGAGAAAAGCAGGGTACGCGCCTAAAAGTGCTGATGTAATAGGGCGCGAGAACTTACGGAAACCTACGATTTCTGCATATATAGCAGAAAAACAGTCTCTCATCGAAAAGCAAAAAGGCACTGACATCATGTCTCTGGCAGAAATCCAGCAACGCCGCTCCATGATCGCAAGAGGTGAGCTGACTGATTCATTCGGATTTGCTCCGGACTTCTCTGATCAGCTGAAATCCATGAATGATCTGGAAAAAACGCTTGCCATAAAAGAAGCCAGGGAAGAGCAGCGGAAAGCAGAGGAAAAAGCCAGATTACAAAGTGAATATCATATTGATCTGGATATTGTCCCGGACGTATTCCATAAAATGATTAGAGATATCCGGAAAAAGAAACATAGCGAATACATTCTCCCTGGCGGACGTGGTTCCATAAAGTCCTCAACTATATCTCTGATTATACCAGAACTGCTGAAGAATAATTCGAACATGCACGCTCTGATTCTGCGAAAAGTCGGAAACACTATCAAAGATTCTGTTTATGCTCAGATGAAATGGGCTATTGATAAATTAGATCTAAACGAGGAATTTACATGCAAGGTATCTCCTATGGAGATTACGTATAAGCCTACTGGACAGAAGATTTACTTTCGTGGTGCTGACGATCCATTAAAGATTAAGTCCATCAAGCCGGAGTTTGGATATATCGGAATAGTCTGGTTTGAGGAGCTTGACCAGTTCGCCGGACCAGAAGAAATCCGTAATATTCAGCAGTCTGCTATCCGAGGCGGAAATGAAGCATATAAATTCAAATCGTTCAACCCGCCTAGAAGTAAGAATAACTGGGCGAATGAATATACAGCAGAAGCAGAAGAAAAAGATGATAGTGTACTGGTTGTACATAGTACATATCTTGATCTTGGCATTGAGCAGGAATGGCTTGGAGATATATTCCTTGCAGATGCAGAACATCTAAAAGAAGTAAATCCCGATGCTTACGAAAATGAGTATCTAGGAAAAGCCAACGGAAATGGCGGAAATATCTTTGAATACATCGAAGAAAGAACTATCACAGACGAAGAAATCAGCCATTTTGATAGAATCTATCAGGGAAACGACTGGGGATGGTTCCCGGACCCGTATGGATTTATCCGACTATATTACGATTCTGCCAGAGAAACAATATACTTCATCGACGAAATATATGAAAACAAGAAATCAAATGAATGGACTGCAAAAGAAATTAAACGACGTGGCTACGATGATTATACGATCACAAGTGATAGTGCAGAACCTAAGTCGGTAAATGATTACAGAGATTTCGGATTGCCTGCTAGACCAGCAATCAAAGGACCGGGAAGCATTGAATATTCAATGAAGTGGCTGCAAAGAAGAAAACTCGTGTTTGACCCTGCCAGAACTCCGAATGCAAGGAAAGAGTTTAAAAAGTATGAATACGAGCGAGACAAAGACGGAAATATCATCAGTGGCTATCCAGATAAAGATAATCATCTGATTGATGCAACCAGATACGCCACAGAATCAATGTGGACCAGAAGGGGGAACAGCGCATAATGAATAGTAAAGAAAACATATTTAAATGTTTGGAAATTCTGGACAAATTCCAGTTCTTCCAAGGACAAAGAGCTGGAAGAGAATTGTGGAATGATAAACCAGCAAAGATACAGAACGAAGATATAAAGAATTTCAATAAAGACATAGAGTTTATCAGAAATGTGCTGAAATCAGCTAATTCAGGTGATTAAATGGGACTTATAACAACACTAAAAAGGTGGTTTAACATGATTTTCAAAAAACAAGCCGAAGAGGATTTCAACATCCAGGCAGCAGAATTTCCAGAGATGGAAACACTGATTAACCGGTGTGCGAACATCTACAGAGGTGCGCCGGAATGGTTAGATGATAAGAACAATATCAAGACGATTAATTTCGCGAAATCTGTCTGCTCAGAGACAGCTCGGCTCGCAACACTGGCGATCGGCATCCAGATTGATGGTTCCGCAAGGGCTACGTGGCTACAGGAGCAGATTGATAAGGTATATTTCCAGATTCGCCACTGGGTAGAATATGGTTGTGCCTATGGAACGGTATTTATCAAGCCAAACGGTGAAAGCCTTGACGTATTCACTCCGGCAGATGTGATGATTATGGATTATGACAATCAGGAGATTAAAGGGATTATATTTAAGGATTCTTATACTGTTGGACGGAAATACTACACACGGCTTGAATATCATAGGTTCGTTGAGACCACCGTGGACGGCGTGACAACTTATCCATACTACGTTTCCAACAGGGCTTATGTATCAAAATCCCCTCAGTCAATCGGTGATAAAATCGACCTTAAACAGACCAAATGGGCTGACCTCATGGCAGATACACCACCGATTCTCAAGGCAAATGGTGAGAAACTGGACGGACCATTGTACGGAGTACTTCGGACACCACAGGCGAACAATGTGGACATTAGTACACCACTTGGACTTCCAATATTTGCCGAAGCTATTGAGGAACTGAAAGACCTCGACATTGCATACAGCCGTAATGCCGGAGAGGTTTTCGATTCTCAGAAGATTGTTCTGGCAGATGATAGACTGCTGATGCCAAGTGGTACACCTGTGTCAGCCATGTCACCACAGGGTATGGAGAACAGGCGAAAAGAGATGAACTTACCGCATTTTGTCAAGAATGTATTCGGACAGCTCGAGAAAGAGTTCTATCAAGAAATCAATCCACAGCTCAACACAGATACCCGCATAAGCGGCATAAATGCCCTTTTAAGCCAGTTAGGATATAAGATTGGATTCTCTAATGGGTACTTTGTTTTCAACGAATCTAGTGGCATTCAGACAGCTACAGGAGTAGAAGCAGAACAGCAGAGGACAGTCCAGTTCATTAAAGACGTTCGAGACAAACTGGAATCTTGTCTGGATGAAGTAATCTACGCACTGAACGTTTACGCTGACCTGTACGGACTTGCACCTGTCGGAGCTTATGAAGTCAATTATGATTTCGGTGATATTCTGTATGTACGTGAAAATGACCGTGCAAGATGGTGGCAGTATGTGACCACTGGCAAGGTTCCGGCATGGCTATATTTCGTAAAGTTTGAGGGAATGACGAAGAACGAGGCGGTAGCAATGGTCAAAGAAGCTCAGCCAGATGAGCCAACACTATTTGGAGAGGAGTAAAAAGATGGCAGATAAACCAGTAACGCGAGAAGAAAAATATCTTGCATATCTGACAGGTGATTATACAGGCGAAATTCCAAAGCCAATCACGAGAAAAGAGAAGTATTTATACGAATTATGTTTAAAAGGAATGGGCGGTGAAATATCATATTACCCTATAAACGTAAAAAACTATGGTGCCGTTGGGGATGGTGTTACAGATGATACAACTGCTATAAAAAATGCGATTAAATCAAACTATGCTGTATACTTCCCAAATGGCGAATATATTGTATCGGATACTATTTTTTTACAATCAAAGCAAAAAATTATAGGAGAACAAAGACATAATACAATCATTAAATATGTCGGTGACAATACCGATGTATTGATGCCCGTAATTTCAAGTGAAGATGGCGCGCATGATTATATCATAAAAAATATGACGATTGATGGCGGAGATAAATGCGTTTGCGTATATCTACAAGCAACATCCGAAGAAAAATTGGATCAACATGATACACATGGAATTGTACAAGACTGTGATATAAAAAATGCGACCTATGGTGTGAGAATTGGAGGAAAATGTAGAGGTTCTTTTTTAAAAAATCTTTATTTGAAAAATTGTAGTAGACATGCTATTTACGTTCAAGGCACAGACAATTTTTTAATTGAATGCGTAGGAATTCAAATGCAATGGTCAGGTGTATATTTGCAATCCGCTAACAACATGGTCAGAAATTGTAGAATGGGATTATGTAATAAAGCCAATAATGGAAATGCCGGATATCTAGTTGAAAGCATTAATAATTCGCTGATAGGATGTACAGCACAGCAGAATTATAGAAATGCGTTGATCATAAATAATACATCAAGATGTTTAATTGAATCATTTCAAAGTGATTGGAATAATGCAGAAAAGGTAACTGGATATGATACGGCACATGTAAAAATATTGAATTCTTCATTTTGCAAATTGAGTGGTATTATCATTGATGGCGAAGCAGACGGCGCATATTCTGCTTATGGCATATTTTTAGAGGGTTCTACGAAAAAAAACGTTCTTGATTTTGTTATAGCCAAAAACGAACAATCGGGCTTTGCTGAATGTAATGCGATTACGAATGGTTCACTTGCCCAAAACAATAAAATTATAATAAATGGAGATAGGTTTGGAATTAACTAAAGAGACTTTTTAATTAATTTATCTTAAATTAAAAAAAAGTCCCCAGACCGAGGAAGCTGGGGACTGGAAGGTTATGAAATCTGGGGATATGCTATGTGAGCTTGAAAGCAACGGAGGTAAATAACAATGGCTGATACATTCAAGGGAATAATCACAGCAGATGGAAAAAAGAGACAGTTGCCTTATGAAAACGTTCTCAAAACGCCTATTTCCGATAAAACATTGTCTGTACAGGGCGGCTTTGCAGATGCTAAAGTAGTAGGGGTCAAATTTAAGGAAGCAAAGACAGAAACTGATTCGCTAAAGGAAGAGATAGGTAACTATTATCCAAAGAAACAAGGCGCGTTCAAATGTGTAAATATGGTTTCAAATCTGCCTGATGAAGTAATTATGCCATCTGGAATTAAAAAAAATATTTTGGATGGTGTATGTGCTATCAATGGTACATCTACAATTGATTATCCAAATCTCATTATCAAAAAATCCATATTAGCAAACCATGTATATTTGTTCTCTGTAAAGATGAAAGAGAATGAAGATACCGTTCAAACATGCTCTCTTATAACAAGAATTGGAACGAAACCTATTACACGAAACACATTAGGAGAATATCCCGTACAGTTATTTGAGTACAGAAAATACCCTGAGTACACTACTTTCTGCGCACTTTTCTCACACGATTCAGATACGAATGCCGATTTCTCAATTTCGTTTGACCTTACTAAAACTAGCAAAAAAGTAGCTATTTCTGCAAAAGATTTCATTATTACGGATGTGACAGGGTTATCAGATATCCAAATAACAGAAATTGTAAAAACTGGAATGAAAGATGGTGCGTATTATAACCCAGGTAAAAATGTTGCAGATGCTTTATCTAATCAAGCAAAGGAAGATATCACAATTGAAGCAATAAAGAAAATGTACCCAAATCCAAACGGATATTGGTATGGAAAGAAATGCTTAATTCTTGGAGATAGCACATCTGCCACTGAACAGTGGCAGAAAAAGCTTTCCGAAAATCTCGGTATGAGTGTAACAACTCACGCAAAAGGCGGTATTCAATTTTTGCAAATGGTGGTCGGTAGTCTTGGGTATGAGGGTGATTATGATAATGAAACAGGAAACACTGGTGTTTTACAACCGTTAAAAATAAGTGATGTATACGACAAAAACTTAATCATTATTTTTGGCGGTTTTAACAACAGGGGTATGAAGCTTGGTGAAATTACTGATTTATATAAAACTGATGGAACAGGGCAAAACACCGTAACTGGGCAACTACAATTCGTACTTAATTGGATATATGATTTGCTGAAAGGAAATGAAACTTATGCTCAAAATTTAAAGTGTAAAATTGCCCTTGTAACACCGTATTGTTGCGGAAAATACAATTATGCCAACTATGATGGTTATAGTGGTGATAACTGGGCTGGCTATACATTGCGTGAAATGTGCGACAGAATTGTTGAAATTGCTGCGTTAAATAACTGTTCTAGTTATAATGCGTGGGAAAACAGTGGAATTGGTCGTCACACATGGACAATTTATTCGGCATCTCCTACCGCAACGAAAGATGCAGGAGGCGATACTGCACCATATCCCACAAATGCAGATCAATTACATCTTAACGATTTCGTAGGCTATCCTCACTTGGGGGATTGTATTTCTGCTTTTGTAAATGGGATCGTTTAGGAGGGGCATTTCGGTATTACTAATACATATTAATACATACTAAAACACACCAAAAAGAAGAGAGGAATTAAATCTCCTCTCCTCGCTTATCAAAATATTCATTTAAAGCTTGTCCAACAATGTCAGAGATACCCTTATCTTCCTTCCGACATTGTGACAGCAAGCGAACGTATTGCACTGGCGCTATATTTACTTTTATATCAATGCAAACTTCATTTTTACGCTTATTTCTTCCAAACATTGCATTATCCTCCCTATTTGATTATTACATTGTATCAGATGGGGAGAATAATAACAAGAAAAGAGGTGATATACTATACTTAGTCCAGAATATTTACGACAAATTACAGAGGGCAGCGAACAGATTGCTGAAGAATTGCACCAGTATATCATCTCTGAGATCGTATCGAGAATGATGGCAAGAATCGGCAGGGGTGAGGATTACATTCTGACCAATGCCGATGCGTGGAGAATCAGAACACTACAAGAGTCCGGTGAACTGCTAGAGGACATTCTGGCAGAACTATCCAAATATACCAAGCGCGAACAGCGAGAACTTCTTGAAGCGTTTGAAGATGCCGGAATCACTGCAATGGACTATGATGACAAGGTATACAAGGCGGCGGGGCTTAGCCCCGTACCGCTCGAACAATCCCCAACTATGATAAGACTCATGGAGCGGAATATGCTTGCGACTATGGGAGAGTGGAAGAACTTCACACGAACAACCGCAAGTGCCGCTCAGAGGCTCTATATCGAACAGTGCGACCTTGCCTATAATCATGTGATGACTGGGGCAGTCGGATATACGCAAGCCATCAAAGAGGCAGTTAATAACGTTGTATCAGATGGTGTTACCGTCACATATCCATCTGGCAGAAAAGACACGATTGAAACAGCAGTTGCACGTTCTGTCAGAACTGGTGTGGCGCAGGCTACAGGAGATATATCCCTAAAGCGCATGGAAGAAATGGACTGGGATTTAGTTCTGGTCAGTGCACACATGGGAGCCAGAACTGGTGATGGCGGAGAGAATCCGGGGAATCACTCGTTTTGGCAAGGCAAGATATACTCTCGTTCTGGAAAGAGTAAGAAATTTCCGCCGTTCTCATTGACTGGATATGGAACGGCAAGCGGACTGTCAGGGGTCAACTGTCGGCATAGTTTTGGAGCCAGTGACGGGGAATTTAATCCCTACGCAGAACTATCAGCGCAGGATAAAGCTGACAAAGGCAAGCAGTACGAAAAAGAACAGCGGCAACGTGCTTATGAGCGAAGAATCCGAAAGACGAAGAGAGAAGTCCTTGGACTGCAAGCAGGAGTCGACAATGCACCGAATGAAAAGGCAAAATTCGCACTCCAGCAAGACCTTGACCGGAAGTCTTATCTTTTACAGAAACAAAATGCTGCATACAAAGATTATTGCAAACGGAATGGCCTGAGGGAACTACAAGACCGGCTCATGATCGCTAAGTGGAACCGCCAGAACGCCGCGAAAGCCAGAGGAGCAGCAAAGAGATATAAAACAGCAAAGGGGATTGACTGATGGATAGATGGGAATATTACAACCCGAATCCTGTTAAGGATAAGAGAACCGGGGATTGTGTTGTCCGGGCAATATGCAAGGCAACCGGCTTTAACTGGGAAACGGTATTCGCCGGGCTAATGGTACAGGCGTGCACTCTGTCAGATATGCCGAGTGCAAATTATGTCTGGGGAGCGTATCTCTATAAACGTGGGTACAGGCGCAAACTGATTGAACAGTCAGAGCGATATATCTATACAGTCAACGACTTTTGCGCAGATCATCCAACAGGTACGTATATTCTCTGTATAGATGGTCATGCAGTGACGGTACAGGATGGCAAATATTTCGATACATGGGATAGCGGTAATGAAGTCCCGGTATATTACTGGGAAAAAGGAGAATAAATGAGCATATCAGAATTTGTACAAATATTCCTTTCAATCTGCGGAGGGGTGTCCATTGTCGGAGGGGCGGCAGCTGTAATCTTTAAGTGGATTGCTCCGGCATTCCGACTTAATAAGCGAGTAGAGACACTGGAAGAACATGATAGACGAGATTATGAAAGCCTTCGGAGGATCGCAGAACGAGATTCATTAATTCTGGAAGTATTGTCGACCATGCTGGACAGTCAGATCAGCGGCAACAATGTGGAGGAATTAAAAAAAACAAAACAGAAGCTTACAAATTATCTTGCACAGAATCAACGTTAATTGCATTAATAAGGGGTATGCTCATGAAATTATATGTGTTCACTAAGAAAGATATAGACAGGTTCTTGATAGAGTGTAATTTTACACCGGACGAGGAAAAGTTATTCCGATTGAGATGTAAGGAATATACGCTTGAATACTGTGCTGAACAGATGAATGTGAGTATATCCACGGCGAAACGATTAAGCCGGAGGGTAAATAATAAAATAATTAAAGTATGCTGATACTTTTTAGACACTTATATGGGTCTTAGACGAACTGTCTAAGGCTCTTTTTTTATGTAAAAATAGTCATAGAAAGTCATAGAAAGTCATAAAGTAAGTTATAGGAGGTGTGCAATATGGCATTATATAATAATCCTTATCAATATAGTTTTGGCGTTCCGGGACAGATGAATCAGTTTCAGCAACAGCCTGTCCAGATGCCAGCTCAACCGGTACAACAGCAACAGAATAACAATGGCATCCTGTGGGTATCTGGCGAAGTCGGTGCAAAATCCTATCTGGTAGCACCCGGGACAAGTGTTTTACTGATGGATTCAGAGAGCGAAAAGTTCTACATAAAATCCACAGACGTTTCCGGTATGCCACAGCCATTGCGAACGTTTGAATACCACGAGATAGGCACTCAGATGCCACCTAAACAGCCCGTTCAGAACATGGACAGCAAATATGTCACCAGACAGGAATATGACGATTTAAAGGGCAAATACGAAGCTATCATAAACCGATTAAATTCTTTTTCTGAACCTGTTAGAGCTAATACCGTACAGGAATCAGCAGCCAAGGGAGGAAATGCAGATGAGTAATCCATTGTTTAATGCACTTGGTGGTGGAATGCCACAGGGGAATGGGCCAATGCAGATGATACAGCAGTTTATACAGTTTAAACAGAATTTTAAGGGAGACCCGAAGACAGAAGTCGAGAAGATGTTACAGTCTGGAAAGATTTCTCAACAGCAACTTAATCAGGTTCAGCAGATGGCAGGACAGTTTCAAAATCTGCTGAAGAATATGAAATAGTACATTACAATCTGGCCAGATTGATGTAAATACACAAAAAGGAGATTATATTATGGATGGAAATTATAGCTTAGCAGATATCGCCGCCGCTACTGGAAACGGTAGAAATAATGACGGCATGTTTGGCGGAGACGGTAGCTGGTGGATTATTGTTTTATTTATTTTTGCTTTCTTCGGATGGGGAAACAATGGCTGGGGCAATAATGGCAACGGCGGCGGATATGCAGCCACAGCAGCTACCCAGGCAGACATTCAGAGAGGATTCGATAACTCCGCAGTAATCAGCAAACTTGACGGAATCAACAGTGGCCTGTGCGATGGCTTTTATGCCATGAATAACGGTATGCTTACTGGATTCAATGGAATCAACACCAACATCATGCAGACCGGTTTTGGAATCCAGCAGGCTATTAATGCCGACACTGTAGCGAATATGCAGAATACAAATGCTTTACAGGCTCAGCTCGCGAACTGTTGTTGTGAAACCAGGGAAGCTATCCAGGGCGTGAACTACAACATGGCACAGAATACCTGCGCATTGCAGAACACCATGAACAGCAACACAAGAGATATCATTGATAACCAGAATGCAAATGCGAGAGCCGTTTTAGACTATCTTTGCAACGAAAAGATTTCTTCTCTTCAGGCTGAGAATAATGACCTCAGACGCGCTGCTTCTCAGGATCGCCAGAGCGCATTACTCACAACTGCAATGGCTTCACAGACACAGCAGCTCATTAATGCAATCAATCCAGCACCAATTCCGGCATATCAGGTTCCTAATCCAAACACATATTACGGATGCGGATGCAACACCGGATGCAATTGTTAACAACTTCATATCGAGAGTATCTTTCGATTGATTTCGGATGTCGGCTTATGCCGTATTACACAGAGGGGCAGGCTGAGACCTGTCCTTTTGTGATATGAAAGGAGTATTTTTATGGCAGAATTTACAAATGTAGCTGCTCAGACTGTAGCAGCAAATGGAAACGTAGTATTTTCAAACACAGCAGTTAAAGGTTCTAACTGCATTCAGCACAGAGAGGGAAGTGGAATCATCACTCTGAGAGGACTGACTAACCAGTGTAAAGCGAGATTCTTCGTGGATTTTTCTGGTAATATCGCAATTCCAACAGGCGGTACTGTCGGAGCTATTTCTCTGGCAATTGCAATCTCTGGCGAGCCGGTTCTTTCTTCCCAGATGATCTCTACGCCGGCGGCAGTAGACCAGTATAACAATGTGTCCTCTGGCATCTACATTGACGTTCCTCGCGGATGTTGCGTTAATATCGCAGTAGAAAACACAAGCGATCAGGCGATTTCTGTTGCGAACGCAAATGTTATCGTAACCAGAGAAGCGTAGGAGGTGCAGTTATGAGAGATATTAAGGATTTATGTGCAAGAATCGAAGACGAGCTTTCCAAAATCGCTGATAGCGGGCTGACCACTGGAAATCTGGAAATGACGTACAAGTTGATTGATATGTACAAAGATATCAAGAACACGCAATACTGGGATAAGAAAGTGGAGTACTACAACGCTGTCCTTGATGAGATGCGCGGTGGATACAATGACGATTACAGCGAACGTGGAAGAAAACGTGATAGCATGGGGAGATACAGCTCAAATGATGGCAGAATGATGCCGGATTACGACCGGGGTAGTTCTTATGCCAGACGTGGTGAACATTATGTCAGAGGACATTACAGCCGTTCTGACGGACGAGATGCCTACGATGACTATATGACGCAGAAACAGAGCTATCGTTCCGGCAAATCTGAGGACTGCAAAAGAAAGATGCTTGCTGCTCTGGAAGAACATCTGGACGAACTCACTACAGAAATGAGCGATATGTCCAAGGACGCAGAGTGCCGGGAGGAACGTGATCTTGTCAAGAGATACGTGGAAAAGCTCCGCGATATGCTCTAAAAACACAAAAGTGGTAGAGAGGTAGTTAAAAGAAATCTGTTATAATGTAATTGTGCAGCAGGAAGCACAACGGTTGTTTTAACATTTTCGTTTTATCATCCTTTCTTAAAGTAGCTGGTGCGCACGCTTTAACGGAAAGTTAAACAGGTTCGAATCCTGTCGTGCGTATTTGCCATCTGGCACGCAAGATGGCTCACCTCCTTGAATAAAGTTTTTATTCACGTTTTTCTTTTAAAAAGAAAGAGCATTCGAAACAACTCGTGGCAGGCATGACACGTTAAACACCTTGCTAACCCGGGAATCCGGGTTAAGGGAATGTAGCTCAGGCGGAAGAGCGGAGAGTGTATAGCTCTTGACGTCGCAGGTTCGAATCCTGCCTTTCCGATTACCCCGCCCGTGGTCCATCGGGCTTAATCCATTTACCTGCGGCGGCAGGTCAATAAACACGACCAGGAGGATGTTATGCAGAAACTTATTGACACTTTAAAATCATTTGGAATTGAAATCCCGGAGGATAAACAGGCAGATGTAAAGAAAGCACTTTCTGAGAATTACAAGAACGCAAAGGAAGTAGCGAAAACTCTGTCAAAAGTTGAGGGAGAACGTGATAACTGGAAAGAACGTGCTGAGACAGCAGAAGAAACCTTAAAAGGTTTTGACGGTATCGACCCGGCAAATATTAAAAGCGAGTTAGAGACTTGGAAACAGAAAGCAGCAGATGCAGAGAAAGAATTCAATGCAAAAATCTACGACCGTGATTTCTCAGATGCTCTGAAAGCGGCACTCGATGATGTTAAGTTTTCTAGTGAAGCGGCAAAGAAGTCTGTTATGGCGGACATTAAAGAAGCAGGATTGAAGCTGAAAGACGGTAAAATTCTCGGACTGAACGACCTGATTCAGCAGATGAAGCAGTCTGACGCATCCGCTTTTGTGGATGAATCTCAGCAGCAGGCTCAGCAGAATCAGGCAAGATTTACCACTCATGTTGGACAGCAGCAGACGCCGGGAAGTATGACCAAAAAAGATATTGAAGCAATCAAAGACCCGTCCGAGAGACAGGCTGCAATTGCTCAGAATATCCAGTTGTTCCAGTGATTTTTTACACCGACTATACGCCAGAGTATAGCCGCTAACCCAATACCTTAACAATTATGGGTAGAAAGGATTTTTTATATGGCAGCAAAAGCTAATCTTATTATGACTAATGATATTCAGGTAACGGCACGTGAGATTGACTTCGTAACCAGATTTGAAAGAAACTGGCAGCACTTACGTGATATTCTGGGTATCATGAGACCTATCAAAAAACAGCCGGGTGCTGTACTCAAGTCCAAATACGCAGAGGGTACTTTACAGAGTGGAAAAGTAGCAGAGGGTGAGGAAATCCCTTACAGCAAATTCGTTGTAAAAGAAAAGACCTATGCGGAAATGACTATTGAGAAGTACGCAAAGGCTGTATCTATCGAAGCAATCAAGGATCACGGTTATGAGAACGCTGTTCAGATGACTGACGATGAATTCCTTTTCCAGCTTCAGACTGATGTTACCGACAGATTTTACGACTATCTGAAAACTGGTACACTTACTTCCACAGAAACTACATTCCAGATAGCTCTGGCAATGGCTAAAGGCCGTGTAGAAAACAAATTCAAGCAAATGCACAGAAATGTGACTGGCGTTGTTGGATTTGTGAATATTCTTGACGTATATGAATACCTCGGAGCAGCTGAGATCACTATTCAGAACCAGTTCGGATTCCAGTACATGAAGGACTTTATGGGATTCAATACAATCTTCTTGCTGTCCGACAGCGAGATTCCGAGAGGACAGGTTATCGCAACTCCTGTTGAGAACATCGTCCTGTACTATGTAGATCCGAACGAATCTGACTTCGCAAGAGCAGGACTTGTATACACCGTATCTGGCGAGACAAACCTGATCGGATTCCATACGCAGGGCAACTACCACACCGCAGTGTCCGAAGCGTTCGCAGTTATGGGGCTTACTCTTTTTGCGGAGTACATTGACGCAATCGCAGTAATCACCATTGATGAGACACCAACCCTTGGCACTCTGACAGTAAATTCCGTGGCTGGAACAGCAGGCGGTGATACAAAAATCACTGTAAATCCAGCTAAAGAAAATGCCAACAACGTATATAAATACAAAGTTGCAGCAGGTGCAGTAACTGTTGGATATGGACAGAACCTCAGAAACTGGACTACATGGGACGGAAAAGCTGACATTAAGGCAGCAACCGGACAGAAGATCACAGTGGTTGAGTGTGATGGAACATACAAGGCACTGAATTCCGGAAGCGCAAGCGTAACAGCGAAATCATAAACGTAGGGGGTGACTGACATGGCTTATGCAGATTATGAATTTTATAAAACTTCATATTTTGGTTCAGTCGTGCCAGAAACCGACTTTCCACGAATGGCAGAAAGAGCCAGTGATTTTGTGGACATGATGACGTTTGACAGGCTGGTGGATGGACTGCCGGAAAATGAACGTTCGAAGAAGCGCATCAAAAAGGCGGTCTGTTCATTGACTGAATTAATGTATCAGCTGGAACTTGCCGAGAAAAATGCAACTTCTTACGCCACCATGAACGGCTCCTCTGTATCGACCAGACCCGGTGAATACGGTTTAGTAACAGATGGTGATGGAAACATTCAGCTAGTAAGAGGAGCATCAGCAGAAAACAGCAAGGTAAATGCTCGACTTGTATCAGACGCAAGTGGCAATGTTCAGCTGATAAACAGCAAGGAAGATTCTGGTGATAAGAACACCGGAATCGTAACTTCTATAAGCTCTGGCAGTGAATCCATCTCTTACGCCACACCACAGCAGATTGGAGCGAGCGCAAAGGAATGGAGTGCGGTATATGCCACCGCCGGGGATGCGCAGAAAACGAACGACTTACTTCTTAAGACAGCGTTACCGCTTCTGATGGGAGTAAAGACAGATGAAGGGATACCGATTTTATATGCAGGATTTTAAGGTTAATATTTTAGGCTCTGAATGGAGCGTGAAATTCGGGAACGAGAAAGAATATCCGAATCTGACAAATGTAGATGGCTATACTGATTTATCAATACGTGAAATTGTGGTTGATGATATGGAGGCATCGCAGGGACAGATTGGAGCAAAAGCAGACCTTGAAAGCTATCAGAAACAGGTTGTTAGGCACGAAATCATTCATGCATTTTTACTTGAATCTGGACTTGATTCCAATTCAAACAGTGCTGACAGTTGGGCTGTGAATGAAGAAATGGTTGACTGGTTTGCTATTCAGTCACCGAAGATTTTTAAAGTATTCAATGAACTTAAATTGATGTGAGGTGATAATAATGGATATTTCAACATTAGGCTCATGCATCGCAATCGTTATGATATGCTACATCGTAGGAATGGGCTGTAAAGCATCAAAAAGAATCTCTGATGAATGGATTCCAGTAATCATGGCGGTTATTGGTGGGATTCTTGGAGCTGTCGGGATGGGAGTTATCCCGGATTTCCCGGCAACGGACTATATAACAGCAGTTGCGGTCGGTATGTTTAACGGATTGTCAGCTACTGGTGTGAATCAGGTTATTAAGCAGACAGTGCAGAAAGAATAATTAAGGAGAGGGTATCATGTACGAAAAAACGGTGACGATTTTTGACTATTACGAATCAGCCACGACAGGAGATGCGTACTGGTATCCTCATGTTTTATTCGGCGTTGACCTCATTACGGACAAGGGAGCAATCCTCAAAAAGTATGGACCAGACGCAACTGACAACGCACAGTTACACGTTCGATACACTGTCCAGAACGGAGATGCAACCATCACTGACAAGGATGGTAAAATTCTTCCGTGGATTCCGCCTAAAGAGTGGAAACAGCAGATTAACAATGCTCTGGAAGATACTATCACATTTTCAGATGAATCGTTCTTCTGGGAGGGTGAGTGGACTGGTGGAACGGTAATTGACAGTGATTATCGGAGTGGATTCTATCAGTACATGAATGAGAACAAGGATAATGTGTTTAAGATTACCAGTGTAGGCGGTCCGTATACACTGATTCCGCATTTTGAGATTCTGGGTAAGTAATATGAGCAAAATTCATCATTTCAAAGGATTTTCCGTAGTTGACGGAGATATGAAAATCAAACTGAATATGGACAGATTCTCCAGACAGTATCAAGAAGCTCAGTATCTCCTTGACGGAATGGTTATGGATAGTATGGTGCCGTTTATGCCGATGATTACAGGAGACTTCATTAACCGAACAAGAGTTGAGAGTACATCCTTGCAAGGAACCGGGAAAGTATGTGCGGCGGCGGCCCCTTATGGGCGTTTCCTGTACGAAGGAAAAGGAATGGTTGACGAAGCAACTGGAAGTCCCTACGCAAGACGTGGAGCGAAGAAAGTCCTTGTCAGCCAGTTTTCTGGTCAGACAGCCGCAAAAGAGAATCTTGAATATACCAAGCAGGCTCACCCACAGGCACAGGCAAAGTGGTTTGATGCTGCTAAACGACAATACGGCAGTACATGGCTTCGCAAGGTAAAAGCACAGGCAGGAGGTGGCAGACATGGCGGATAAACCTATCGGTAAAGACGCAACTGGATACGAGATTCTGACAGATGCCATGAAAGCACTTCTGAACCAGTATCCGGGGCTATACGAAAATGAAACAATCAAGTTTGAAGAACTTGGCAAGGAATCAGGAATTGCATTTTCGGCAGACAACGGGGCGTTGGTCTATACAGAAAAAGAAGATGTCTGTGGAACGATGCATCAGGTATGCCAGTACCCATTTTATGTGGTATACCGAACAGCATCCGACAAGGAGAGGCAGAAGCTATCTGTTCAGAAGTTCCTTGACAATCTCGGTAAATGGATATGCCGAGAACCAGTTATCATAAACGGCTCTGAGACACGCTTAAATGCGTTTCCCGAGCTTTCGCAGGGGCGAGTGATAAAACGTATCACCCGTGATAACTCCTATGGTTTAGAGCCACAGGAAAGTGGCGTACAGGATTGGCTATTGCCATTGTCAGTACGCTACGAAAACACTTATGAGGTAATATAACAAGTAACAACCGGCTATCAATATGAGATAGTCGCTAACCTACACAGCCTTTTAAAAGTTATAGGCAGAAAGGACATTTCTATGCCAGTTACAGGAAAAATTGACCGTAAATATATGGCTCATTACATCGATGCAGGTTCTCTCTGTGGAGGACTGACACCGAAATATGAGCGTCTTGGCAAGGATCTGGAAGAGTACAATGTAGAACTCAATCCAGATACTGAAACATCTAAAAACATTCTTGGAGAATCCACATTCAAACATAACGGCTATGAAGTTTCTTCTGACGCTGATCCGTTTTATGCAGACACTACTTCTGATCTGTTCACGGCGTTACAAAAGATCGTAGACAACAGATACAAAGACGATAACCTCAAAACAAAAGCAGTTGAAGTTCATCTCTGGACAGAAGCTACAGCAGGCAAGTATGAAGCATATCAGCAGGACTGCTACGTTGTGCCGACCTCCTACGGCGGCGATACATCCGGCTATCAGATTCCATTTACCGTCAACTATACCGGCGAACGTGCAAAAGGAAAATTTGATATCAGTTCCGGTACATTCACAGCTGACAGCGAATAAGCACATATGCAAGGAGGGCACGCCAAATGGCAAAAGTAATTAATACAAAAATTGATGATGGAATTCTCATTTTCACATTCACTAACAACGAAGACGAAGTTTTTTCTTCTTTCAAATTAAATCCGACTGATATCAATGTAGCAGCACGTGCAGAGGAACTGACAGAATACTTCGAGCAGCTCAAAGATTCTATTCAGAAAGTCACTTCTGGCAAAGAAATGGCAGAGCTGAACAAACAGATCGAGGATAAAATCAACTATCTGCTCGGATATGAAGCATCAAAAGACCTGTTCAAGGAGCCAATTACCGCAACAACTGTTTTTGGCAATGGTCAGGTGTTTGCTTATATCGTTCTGGATAAAATCGCAGAAGCAATCGCACCGGAAATCGAAAAGAGAAAAAAGAAAATGCAGGCAGCAGTCAATAAGTATA